GTCTATTAAAAATATTATAAAAGACCTTACACCAAGACAACAAAAGACCATGCGATCTCATGCTAGACATCATACACTAAAACACATGAGATCAATGGCAAGATTAATGAGTGGTGCTAGTGGTAGAAAAAGAACATTTGCACAAGCACATACAATCGCTATGAGGAGAGTTGGTAAATGAGTGGATTTACAACAACAGCTACTTTAGCTGAGATGATAAAAAGACCAATGCGTAAAAGGAGAAGAAGTGGCAAAAAAAAGAAAAAGAAGAAAAGTACCAAAAGATAAAGAAACTGATTTACCTAAAAAGTATTTATCAGGTCTTAAAGGTAGCAAAAGATCAGCAAGAGCAAGTCTTTTAAAATCTATGTCAGCTTTATATAAATCAGGTGCTAGGATACCAAGATCAATGTTCAAAGCAAGAGTAAAATAATGGCAGTTAGAAGAAGACCACTATCAGCAAAAGTTATTTCATCACTTAGAGCAAAAGCTAAGAACAGAAAAAACATAACTCTAGGTATGCTTAAAAAAGTGTATCGTAGAGGACAAGGTGCATATTTATCATCAGGTTCAAGACCTCGTACATCTATGGCGGCGTGGTCAATGGGGAGAGTTTTAAGTTTTTTAAGAGGAAGCAGAAAACATGATCTTGATTTAAGAAGAAAAAGTCGTAAAAGAAAATAATGAAAACAACTAAAGAAAAATTTGTAGAGATTGATGGTAGAATCAAATTAGTAAATCAAAAAATTGATTTAATAATTAAGAACCATCTACATCACATGAAAAAAGACATTGATAGAATTTTATATAGTCTAGGTGCAATCGGATTATTGGTTCTAGGTCAATTACTTTACTTACTCACCAAATAGTTGTATAGGTCTTATATGACCTATAAGAGAATACTTGTTATATCTGATCTCCACATTCCATATCATCACAAAGACTCTATAGAATTTTTAAAAGAAATTAAAAAACAATACAAACCTGATTTTGTTGTTAATATTGGTGATCTACTAGACTTTCACGCAATCAATATGCACACACACGACCCTGATTTATATTCTGCTGGACATGAACTAAAACTATCAAGAAAATATGTAAAAGAACTAGAATCAATATATCCAAAGATGATTGAAGTAGAATCTAATCATTCAAGCTTAGTTTATAGACGAGCATTGAAATATGGAATGAGTAAAGAGTTTTTAAAAGACTATGGCGATTTTTTAGGTACAAAAAAATGGAAATGGGTTGATGATTTAACACTTGATTTACCTAATAAACAGAGATGTTTTTTTACACATGGAAGATCAGCAGATGTTTTAAAAGTTTCTCAAACAATGGGTATGTCGGCAGTTCAGGGTCATTATCATACTAAGTTTGTTATATCTTGGTGGGCTAATCCTGATAATCTATTTTTTGCTATGAATGTAGGTTGTTTAATAAATCAGAAATCATTAGCTTTTGCCTATGCTAAAAACTTTAAAACAAGGTTTATTCTAGGTTGTGGTATTATTATTGATGGAATACCAAGACTTTTACCTATGGTCTTGAACAATAAAGGAAATTGGATTAAAAAGCTAGTATAGAACAAATATGGGGTCTAAATCGAACAAAGAGGGGTCAAATTTAAGCAAGTCTGCTTTAGATAGGCAAGTACAAGGGAATTACTACAAATCGCTTAAAATACAGCCTATAGAGTTTATTACAGCTAATAATCTTTCGTTCTTTCAAGGAAATGTAATCAAATATGTTTGCAGATACGATAAAAAGAATGGAATAGAAGATTTAAAGAAAATAATTCATTATTGCGAATTACAAATAGAACTTATAAAAGAATAATATGTGGTTAGCTTTACTTAAAAATCCTTTGACAAAACTTGTTGCAGAAAAAACTATTGGTGCAGTAACACATAAATTAAAAAAAGATCAAATAGTTAGGGAGAGAGAGATTGAAAATGCAAAAAGTGTAGATATACAATCTCTTAAATCATCTGATAACTCGCTAAAAGATGAATGGTTAGTTATCGTATTTAGTTTAATTTTTTTGGCACATTTCGCACCACCTTTACAAGATGCTATGCAAAGAGGTTGGGAAATTTTAGCTACTGCCAACGATTATTTTTGGATTGTGATTTTAACAATAGTTGGTGGAAGTTTTGGTAGTTCTAGTATTACCAAGTTCATTAAGAAAAAAAAATAATATCTATATCTCCTAAATAATTGTATTAAGAATCAATGAACAGAGATGCAGTTATTATAGATGCAGAATTTAGAATGGAGTCTGATTACTCAGAGTTTGGTCATTTCATTTGTTTAAGGTTTGTAGATGAAAGTCCAACACTTGTAAAACTATCTTCTTTTATAAAACAACTATCAGCATTTGATGATGTAAAGCTTATTGATTACAATTACAATATAGAACCAATTACAGAAAACACCGACATTACAGATTTTGAAATAGTAAAGCATTAGTGGCACAGAGCAGAATAACTAACAAACTACTCTGCACCGAGAGAGCCGACCCATAAACCCTCGCTTATGGGTCTATCTAAATGTAGTATATTTGTTTTAAGGAACAGTTTCAACATTTAGAATTTTGTTATCCCTCTTGCTTTCCAGCTAGAGTTAAATCTCTTTTTACTTCTGTTTGTCTTACAGATAAATACCGATCAAGATTGTTATACATAAGTTTTGCTTTTATTAAATTTGCTTCTGCATGAGCATAGCTTTTAATTATTTCTTTATACTCAGGGTCAGTTCTTGCTTTATGTTCAGCTTCACCAACTGTTTTAGTATCAAGTTTGTATTTAAGAAAAAGTTTTGAAAACATAGCTTTTCTCCCCTCATCTAATATAATTGATTTTTCTGCCCACTCAGACCATTGATTACTAGCTTCTGTCATTTTCTTATAAGCTTCTCTGCTGTTTAGGTTCATTGTTTCCATTTGTCCTCTTTCGTAATTACATATTTAAGTGTTGATGTAGTTGGGTCAAAACCATCAAATTCATATTTACTACAAGACACTAAAAGCAAAAATACAACGATAGCAAACAGATAAACAAAAAACTTAAATATTTTTTTGGAGTATTTTCTATGTATTGGATAACCAAATAAAATCATGGGTATTGTAGCATTTCTTTAGCATCTTTTTTTAATTGATCTATTTCTTTCCTCAATTCGCCATTTAGTTTTTTGTGGCTATCATTTACACTTTTAAAAGTAGTTATTTCTGCTTCTTTACTATCTATGATGTTTTTAAGATTAATTATAACTTGTTGTAATGATTGAATTTCTTTATCTTTTATTTCAATTTGTTTTGTCAAATCTAATCTCCCTCTATCATCGTTTGTAATTTTAACTTCATTTTCAAAAGTTTTATCTACAGGCATATCCCAACAATTATACCACAGAAAAGACCAAATAAAAACCCTACTAGACCCTCTCTGTAGTATAACGATAGTACATTTAATTTACCTTTTATCTTTTTAAAATGGTAAGTCATCGTCCATATCTTCCATTTTTTGAACAGGAACTGCGTGGTCAGGAGCAGATGGTCTAGCTTCTGTCATTGGCATTTCCCTATATTGTGGCATAGTTTGGCTTATCGGTTTCATTCCATCTATACTAGGTTGAGGTTTATATGGTTTGACCATCATAATACTATAAACTAATTGGTCATCTCCTTTATCGTATTGATTTGGATTTGTTATATCTTCCCTTTTAGCCATTTCTTTTAACCTATATCCAGCCCTATGATATTTTTGTACTTCTGGGGTTAAAAACCATTCAGAAATTTGAGATAAAGTATATTTTCTTTTAGTTAAACTACAAGTATATTTAACTTTATCGCAATCTGCACTATATTCAAACTTTGGACTCTTGTTTCCTGTTGGCTTTAGTTTTTTTGTTAAAGCACAAAAAGGCATATCGTATTTATTTTTTTGTTGCATCATTTTTTTTCTCCTTTGGGTATGTTGTTATTAATTTATCTTCTTTTTTAAGCAACTCATTAGAGTTCCATTGATGAACTAAACCTAAAAAAGTATTAAAATGTGTTTGATTCCATTTTACATCTTTAATTTCTATCTTTTCCTCTCCTTTAGGGACTCTAATTATCTTCATAGATTTTATTTTATCTCCTGTTTCTTCTTCAAAAGCAAACTTATAGGCAAGAGTTTGATATATATAATTATCATAAATTGCTTTGCTTGTTTTCCAATCAATAAGTGTTAATTCGTTAGATTTTTTAGTTGTGCAAATTAAATCTAAAGTACCAGCATAATTATATTTTTTGGAATATATTTTCTTCTCTATAAACAAAGGTTTTATGCCTAAATCTTTGTCAAACTTTTTAAGTTTGTCAAACATTGGTTTTATAACTTCATCTTTTGGTTCTATAAAAGGTTTTCCAAGTTTCCATTTTTGGTATAACTCGTGAACATCAGTTCCTATATCACCAGCAGTTTCTTTAATTCTATCATTTTCAGATTTTGCTAATTTTTTAAATTTCCTTAAATCTAAACTTGATATTTGTTTTCCTTTTTCTAAATGAAGTTCAATAAGTTCTGCATATTTTTCCATAGGTTTATCAATCAACCATCTCTCTAAATGAAATGCTTTAGGTAGAAGTTTATTTAGTCCTGTAACACTTGGAACTATTTTACCATCAACTTTGTAACAATGACTTTCATCTTCATAATGCAAAATTGCGTGTTTTAATTTATATTCGTGAAACATATCCATTCCTCTCTCTCTTTGTTAAAAATTTAAGATTATTCTCTACTAATGGTTTATAGAAATAATCTACATCAACACCCAAATATTCTGAAAGTTTTATGATGTTTATAAATCTACATTCATTCACACCTTTTTCATATTTTTGTAGTTGTTGAAACGTAACATTTATTTTCTTAGCAACTCTTGTCTGTGTTTTATTACGCAAAAGTCTAAGTCTTTTTAGTCTAAGTCCAATAACTTGTGCGGCTATACTTTCGTTTTCATCATTGGACAAATCCCATCTTAATAATTTCTTGTGTATAGACTCATCTATTTCAAGAGAATTAGTTTTATTTGTTCTTGGCATAAAAACCATATTCCTTTCTTTCACTCTCTGTCAGACGATT